ATGTATTTTCAGCTAGGTCTTGGCGCGGTACTTGAGCGGAGATTGCAGTCTATCGGTATAGATCTGTCGTCTCAGCCCGAAGTCAATCGCCTACTTGCTTACGCTGGATCAAAGTCTGGGTCGTTCTGTACGATCGACCTAAGCTCTGCATCCGACTCAATTAGCCTTAGGATGTGTAAAAAGTTCCTTCCGAAGGAACTCTATTACATCTTGGTGAAGTTGAGGTCACCGGCAACCTTAATCGGTGGTGAGCGCAAGCATCTGAATATGCTGTCTACGATGGGTAACGGTTTTACGTTTCCCTTGCAGACAATCATATTCAGCTGTCTCATTCGTGCTGTCTACCGGTCATTAGATTTGCCTCTTTTGAACGGTAGGTACTTAACCTGGTCTTGTTTTGGAGATGATTTGATCGTCCTGAACTCAGCGTTTAGGTCGGTCTGTCGTCTCCTCGACATTCTTGGTTTTAGTACGAACAGCAAGAAGACCTTTTCGGAAGGTCCGTTCCGCGAGTCCTGTGGCTCCGACTGGTTTAATGGCCAGCCGGTTCGTGGGGTCTACATCCGTAGCCTCACGACACCGCAGGATATCATGGTCGCCATTAACTTACTAAACGCGTGGACAGGATATACCGGTATTCCATTGATTAATGGAGTCCAATTCTTAAAAAGTAAGATTCGGGGCTTCGCGCCCCTTGTCCCGCTTGATGAGAATATAGACGCTGGTATTCGTTGTCCTTCGTATCTCCTTCCGTTTAAGAAGCATGATAAGAACGGGACGGCCCTTTACAGGGCCTACCGTCCGATTCCTGTTTCTTACATAGTTGGAGAGGGTGCTATCCGTGCACCTGGTAAGTCTAAGAAGCTGATATTTAACCCTCCCGGGTTGATATCATCCTTCCTTTTTGGCGAGTTGGGATCCGATAGATCAAAGAGCTGGAGTATCCGTAAGGATACCCCAGTCCCTCGTATCATGGTCAGGCATGATCATGTACGCTATCGGTTGAAGCAGCTACGTAGTCCCAACTGGGACTATGTATCTGACGTTAGCTTAACTAACGGGTTTAAGCTGACTTGGCAGCAGTGGGAAACTGCTGTGTCCCTTAACTGGGACAACCCTGCCCGAAAGGGCAGCAAGGAAAGTTAAATCTTTCCTTACTCTGCATGCCATGCCTGGCATGC